AAAGAAAAGAAATCGCATATATAATGATAGGCCTCTGTGAATTCATTGAACCCCTTGGCTCTCCTGACAAGCTCAAACACGTCATACGAAGCTCCCCTGGTATAGACATAGAAAAGCTTGCTGTCATCGAAATAGCATAATTTATAAGAATCGCCGCCCTCATGGCCGAGAGAAGTCAAGAACAATGGCCTCCCCTGCGAGTCCATGAAATAAGTGTCATCTTGCTGAAGAGAACAGCAAAGACGGATGATGTCGTCTTGGGTAAGCATTTCTTTTATTTTTGCCGAATCCAACATATCCGCACCCCTTAAAATTCAAAGTCTATGTTATTATAGACATCCTCAAGTTTGTCTTGGCTGGTGGCGTCCAACACGCTTTCCAGCGTGTCATCAGCCTTTTTCCTTTTTATTCTGTCGCCGACTTTGACATAGGTTGGCTCAACAGGAAGCATGACCCCGTTGCTGTCGGTAACGAAGCAATCATGCATACGACACGTGCCGCGGTCAAAATAAACATACACCCTGATATTCTGATAGGTGCCTCTTCTGATTTTATATACATGCAACACGAAATTCGGCTTTATCTCGAATCCTTTTGCGCAATAAGTCTCCACCACGGGATTATCCATTTCCCTAACGGGCAGAAGGATGGCTGCGCAGTCTGTCTTATCCGCTAAGGATTTAGCGCCTCTTAATGAAGTGGAGTCCGCCTCTTTCACGTTTTTGTAGTCTCCGGACAACTGAGTTGCGGTCCAAATATAGATATTAAGCTGCTTAGCGCAGTCCTTCAGCGCCGTGGACATCTGCAAGAGGATCTGATCGGTTCTCAATCCTTGGACCTTGGTCTTTCTTGTGCCTTCCGCCAACATTTTGATGCTTTCTGAGAGATAATCGAAGAAAACATAGCCCACGTGCTTGTTCATATAATACGTTTTGATGGTATTGATGACATCATCCGAGTCAAAATTGGTGATGCTCACAAAAAAGAACCTTTCTTTCGAAGCTTCGATCAAGTCAATGGCCTTATCCAGCCTTTGTTCTTCTTCTTGCGAGTATTTGCCATCAAGGATCCTGCTTTCTGGTATGCCGGAGACATAGGCCATCATCATTGTTTGGACCTCCTGCAATTCAAGTTCGGTCTCGATGATAAGAACGCTTTCTTCCAGCCCCGTATTCACCCATTGCTTTTTGTCGCAGTCGTAATATTCCGGGATTGCAAGATGACAAGCTTCTCCGACCGCAATTCTCGTTTTGCCAACACCCGAAGGCGCCGATGTCATATTCAAACACCCATATCTTTGGCCTCTATATAAAGTGGTAAGTATCGGAGACATAAGAGGCATTCCCATGACGGGGGCCTTTTTCAATTCTTCTTTCAATTCTCTTAAAGAATCTCCCGCTCGACTCTGGATCAAATCACCGCTACTTCCATAAAGCTGTTTGGCCATGGCGATTTTGACCTCTTCAGACGTGATGATATCATTAACACTCATCTTATCAAATCTTTCTTGCATTTTCTGCTGTTCGTCGGGATTAACGACAGAAGAATCATATAAATCACGAGTGTCAATGCCCTGGTTGTTAAGCAGGACAAGCAAACTGTATTTTTTCAAGGTGTTATAATAATAATCGAATTTCTTAGGATCGTACATCTCAAGAATCTTCTGGATGTATTCAATACCCCTGTTGTCGCAAAAAACCCTGTATTGCGACTCATAAGGCTGAAGGAATTTGTCAATGTCGATATAATCGATTTTCTCCATTCCGCTGCGGGCCAAATATTCAACGGCTCCGTAGACAATGCGGTGAAACTGTTCCTGAAAATCGTCGATATCGAAACGATATTTGTTGTTGGCAAACAAAAAGGGATCTTTAATCAAACCAGCCAACACCTGCATAACAGCAATCTTATTGATATAAACGATTTCTTTTTGTTCGTTAGCTGACATGTGATTATAAATCCTCCATCCTGTATTTCGGCTTATTTCGATTTTTTTGGTCATCCTTCGAGATAATGACCACTCGAGGTTCAACGTTTATGTTTGTCTTCATATTCACCTCTCGTATCTTTCGTTGCTCTATAAGATACTCTCGGGTCCTCTCATATTGCTCTTTAAGAACTCTCGGCAACAATTCTATTACAGGAGTATTGCCCAAAACCTTATAATAATACCAAATAGTCGCTTTAAGCCCCTTTATCTGAACTTTATCGTAAGAGATCTGCCTTGTGATCGCACCGACTACTTCCGGCGGGATAAAGGTAATTCCAAAAACCTCTTTGATATAATTGTACAAATCTTTTTGTGCGTTGTCAAATGCGATTTTCTCCGTTACCAATTCTTGATAACATTTTTCGCAATACTTTTTCCCGTCTATTTCTCGAAATGCGGTACCCACAAACGTGGTACCGCATTTCGAACAGCGGAGAGGGCTGAATTTGCCACCCGTTCCTGCCATGGGTGTTATCCCTTGATAACGTCGGAATATTCGTAACCAAGCTTAAGAAGCTCGTTATAGACCAAGTCCAAAGCCTCACGCTGGTCTTCGGTGGCTTTGTTGCACTTGAAGTCGGGGTTGCCAAGTTTATCTTTGAGAATCTTCTGGTATTCGTCAATGGTCCCCGTCTTCTTCTTCATGCGGATTAGCATATTTCCAATGCGTTTAATTTCTTCGTCAACAGAAAGGAAAGAAGCTTCTTCGATCATTTTTTCAGAGTCGGCTTCGGCCTTTGCCTGTTCGGGGGTAATGGCTTTGCTTCCGGTCTTTTTCTCGTTTTCGTGGATGGCCGCATTCAAAGCTTCCGTTAATTTGCTGTAATTCCAGTTTGGGATGGTGCTCGGCATGTAGTCGAAGCGGGTCTTCGCCTCGAAAGCGCTGTTCCCCCTCACATACAGGGTGGAGAGAACGGAAGGGGTCCCATCGATCTGCTGATCGAATTGGGCAAAGCCAACGATATCGCACATATTAATGATGGGGTCTACGCTACGCTTGTCGCCGGCGGGATAGATCTTGGTATATTTGGCGCCTGTGGGATCATAGAAATCACGGGTTCCGGAATGGTCAAGGAAAATCAAAGTGAAGCCGCTGGTATCAAGGGCATTGAGCTGTTTTTGAACTTCTTGAGCATATTCCTTCCAAAGGCCGTACCCTTCGTTGCCCTTTGCAATGCTCGTGGCTCCAAAAACGCCGCAAACATACGCTTGAGCCAACAATTCGATGCCATCGATAGAATCGATGATGATGGTTTCATACATCTCATGAATCTTATCTTCGTCTTTGGAATTGGTAAGTTGCTTTACAATGTCGCGGAAATCGCTCCATTTTTTGATTGTGAAGTGAGGTACTCCATCAATCGCGCCCAAGCCGTTTTCAAAGCAAAGGACCAAGGGTTTTGGCGCCTGAACGGCATTGCGGGTCTTCCCCGTGCCGGCCATGCCATAGATGAGAATCTTCTTTCCGACAACGCCGTCAACCACTTTAGAAATTTCAGGTTTTAACAAATCTAACATCTCTCTATCCTCCTATTTTAGAAATTGAAATCATTGAATTCTCCGCCGAATGGGTCATCGTTTCCGATCACCGGGGCAGGAGTCGCGGCAAACCCATTCGCGGCCATTTTCGCAGAAGCGCGGCGGTTATCTCCACTGGTGTTGCGACGAGTGGTGTTTTCCGCAATGCGTTGGTCACGGAGGACCAACCCCTGCTTGACTTCTTCTTGGGTGATGCAGCCTTCTTCTCCTTCATGGATAGGCAATTTACCGGGTTCGCGGCCAAGGATTTGACGTTCGCGGACGAAAGTGGTTTTAAACTGCGATTCACCATCGCCATTCCAAGAGAACGGATCATCATTCGACTCAGCCGAAACCTCTTTTTGTTCAAGATCAACCAATTTTCCGGTGAAATTTGCGGTGTCGTGAACTTCATAGTTGTTTTGAACGAAATCCGCAAGCTTTCCGGAAGGGACAACAAAGGAAATGCGGTTCATGGTTCCCTTATAATCTGGCAAGAGCCCCGTAACGGTAAGACGCCCAGTGGGTTCGACGTTCTCGGTTTCCTTGTCGTATTTCGTTTCTTCGCTCATAGATTCGATGTACATTTCTACGGCAAACATTGCTTCGGGCACGAAAGGACGGGCATCGGTGGCGGTTTTCAGCTTTACCCCATCGCCCCTCAAAGTAACGATGGACCTTTCTTTGTTGTCGAGTTTGGTGGCGTACTCCTCCATGTGGGCGCGAACGTAAACCTTGGTCGAGCATTGGGCAGCCGTTTGGAAATTGGCTGCGGAATTGCCGCTCAAATAACTGGCGATGGACATCGTCTTGTTTGGAAGGACTTCCAACAAATCCTTATAGGTGGAATTCTCTTTGCCGCTCTTGTAGAAGTGGCTCGCGAAGAACTGCACCTTATAAGCCTCAGACTCGTTAATAGCGACGATGAGGTTGCCGCGGATAGCGTCTTTCCCATCTTTGGTTTTGACACATTCAAGAGTGTTTTCTTTCAAATACCCCGTGATGCCAACGTAATTTTTTCTGCGAACAATAGTTTTCTTTGTTTCTTCTGCCATATTTAATGGTCCTCCATTTTCTATCTAAGACACTCAGAATCTGCCTTGGACGCCACTAGTATAAATGAAAACGCAACCCGAAGTCAAGGGGGTTGCGATTTTATTTTCTAATTTATTTTCTGAAGATTATACACATTGAAGAATTTCTTGAACTTTTTGATGGATATATAATTATTATACGGAAGTTTTATATAAATTCGGCATTTCAGCCATTTCGATTTATGCTGATACGTGTTTCCGTCGAAATTAACATTCCAGCAAGGCGTTTTCTCCAGTTTCTTATCTTTCTGTATCTCCACCAAAACATCTATTTCTTTTTCGGGAATCATGCGCCCTTTTTCGCCTGGATTGCATATATCATTGCCCGAGTTTTCAAAAATATGCTTTCCCATAGCCAAAGCATTTAGTATTTCCAATTCGCCAATACCTCTGCCATCCATGATATTTTTATAGTCGCCCGGAAGAGAAAAAGAGCAAATCGAAACGGAGCTGAGCTTCGTGACGTCCATCGCGTCAATCCCTTTGCCTATAAGATCAGAGATCCCATTGTTATTCAGCTTGTCTAAGGTAAAAGAATATCGTGACGTCTCGATGTCAGCCCATCTTTGCTTGCGTTTATAGTCCGCTTCGATAGACGCTATCAAC